GCGACGATGCGGCCACTGGAACGCTCCATTGCGCTGGCTTTTGAGACGCAGGGCGGTGCGATTGTCGCCAATATCAACGCTGCAGCGCGCCGGGCAGGTTCCCGTGTCGTGCTGCGGTTCAATCTTCGCAATCTGCGCGCCGAGCGCTGGCTTGCCAATCTCTCCAGCCGCATGGTCACAGAGGTTATTGCCGATCAGCGCCTTGCTATCCGTGAGGCTTTGCGGGTCGGGATGCAGGCGGGCAGGGGGCCGACAAACACGGCTCTTGATATCGTCGGGCGCATCAACCGGGCAACCGGGCGCCGGGCAGGGGGCACAATCGGGCTCACTTCCGGCCAATCGAATTACGTGATGACGGCGCGGGCAGAGCTGGCATCGGGAGATCCGGCCCGGCTTCGCAACTATCTGACACGCAGCCTTCGGGACAAGCGGTTCGATGGGGCGGTTCGCCGGGCTATTGCCAACGGGACGCCACTCGACGCCGACAGTATCACGCGCATGACTGGGCGCTACTCAGACCGGCTCCTGAAATATCGCGGCGATGTGATTGCCCGCACTGAGAGCCTGCAAGCCTTGAACGCCGGGCAAAACGAGAGTTTCCGCCAAGCTATCGACAGCGGCATGACCACGGCAGACGCGACCACGAAGGAATGGGACAGCGCAGGCGATGGTCGGGTCCGCGACAGTCACGCGAGCATGGACGGGCAGACGGTTGGAATGGAAGAGGCATTTTCTACTCCCTCCGGCGCGCGTTTGCTATATCCTCACGATCGAAGTCTTGGGGCTCCGGCAGGCGAAATTATACAATGTCGCTGCCGGGTCGCATACCGCATTTCCTTTGAACGGGGCCTGACTTGAACGATCCGAAGGCGACAATTCAACTGGTCCGCATGGCAATGGCGGCGTTTTCGGACGTCAGCGTGGCTGTGGCCAAGTTTGAATCCGCCGTCCTGCGTGATGACCGGCAAGCACAAGAGCAGGCCCGCGCCGAGGCTCACGCCCATCTCGATAGCTGCCTGGACCTCAAAGCCGACGCGATAGCGCAGGCGCAGCGCAATATCGAAGACCAACTGGAATAGATCATGGCCAATGGCGTCGCAGTTTTAGATGCCTGGGTCCGCAAAACCAAGGCACGCCAAGAAGTCGTGTTCCAAACCGCCACGCAATCGCTTTTCCGCGAAGCTAATCTCCAAGTCGGGAAGGGCGGCAAGATGCCTTTCGATATCGGGTTTCTTACCGGCTCATTCGACGCCTCGCTCACGGGGATGCCATCCGGGCCTAGCCGGTACGATGGCGGAGCGATTCCTGACAATGCCGGCAATGTCGCCGCGGTGATCTCGAACGCGACCACGGGCGATGTGATCTTCGGCGGATGGACCGCTGTTTATGCCCGCCGTCAAGAATACGAGCATTACGGCTTTGCCCGATCCGCTGCCGATAACTGGCAAACGCATGTCAACAATGCCGTCGCTGTGGCGAAAGCCGCTGTTCCATAGGAGAGCCACCACATGACCACCCCGGCGATCCAAGAGAATATCCTCAAAGCCCTGATCGACCATTTTGACACGCTGACCCTCTCGCCCGTCTTGACCGTGGCTTATCCTGGCATTGCCTTCACGCCGCCCGCAACGGGCATGTGGATCGAGCTGGCATGGATACCGAACACCGCCGATGAGCCTTGGCTTGATAATGACGCGCAAGTGGTCGAGCGCGGTATATTCCAGATCGGGATTTGTGACCGGCTCGGGGTGGGTGAGTTCCCATTGAACCGCGCCGCCGATGCCGTGATTGAGCATTTCCGCAAGGGGACGAAGATGGTTTCCGGCCCGGTCACTGTGCGCATTGAACAGCGCGCGAGCAGTGAGCCGGCTATATCCTATGACACCAAGATCATGACGCCGATCAGCGTCCGCTACCTCTGCATCGCGCCGGGCATCCCGGCAGCATAGACATTCCGCCTCAGGCGAAATCGGCGCGGCCCCGACTGGTCGCAGGTGCCCCATCCGGGGCTTTTTTCATATCAAAGGAGCCTTGATTATGGGCGCACAAGCAGGAACTAACGCGGGCGCGAAATTCTACGTCTGCGAAACCACACAGCCCGCCGATCTCGACGCAACCGCCTATGCCGCCCTGACATGGGTGCTGGTTGGCGGCACTGCCGCTATCCCCGAGGCCGGGCGCACTGAGGAAATCGTTTCCTTTGACCGCACCGACGGCGCAGCCATCAAGGGCAAGGGCTCGCTCGATTACGGCGGCGGTGATCTGGAAGTCGCGTATCTGCCCGCAGACCTTGGCCAGATCGCGCTTGTCACGATGGCCGCGACGAAGCTGCCCTACGCCTTCAAAGTCGTGCTGGACGATGCCGCCGGCGCTCTGTCTGCGACCACGGAATTTACGCGCGGCATTGTTGGCGGCCCATCCCGCCCATCCAAGTCCGGCAAGGAGTTCGCTACCCGCGTCTTCTCGCTGGGCTATGAGCACTTCCTGCCAGTCGTGCCGGCCTAACTCTCCCTCCAACTGCCCCGCTGGTTTACGCTGGCGGGGCGCACTTTTCAGGTATCCTTATGGACCTCGCAGATCGCAAACCCTACACCGGCACGCTGGAATTTATCGACAGCGAGACAGAGCAGCCCATTGGCCTGTCAGTCGAGATTGCAAGCGGCCAAGATCCAGACATTCGCGCCGTCAACAAGAAATGGCGGGCCAAGACCATCATGGCTGTGCCTGTGATGAAAAAGCTCTCCGAAGACCAGCGCGTTGCCATGATTGCCAACAATATCGATGATAATGAGTTCGAGGGCGTGGTCGCAGCCATCAAGGGTTGGACTTGGGGCAATAGCCCTGACGGCGAGCCTCTCACGTTTGAAGGCGGCCAGCCTGAGTTTTCACCCGAGGCTGTGACGCGCATGTTCCGCGCTGTGCCTGAATTCTTCGAGCAAGCCAAATACGTGCGGGACAACTTCGCCGGTTTTTTTCCGAGACCATCGGCCAGCTCGCCGAAGCCGTCCGTCTCACCGTCCGCTACGAAACGCCGGACAGCCAAGGCCAAACCCGCCGCCAAATAAATTCCAGCTTCGGCCAGCCATCACCGGATGCGCCGGAATGGCCGATGGGCTGCGAATACCTGGTCGATCTGTTCTGGCGCATCTCAGCGCGCCGGCAGACCGGGGCGAACGGGCCGCAGACGATATCCCATAGCGATTTTGAAAGCGCGCTGAAACGGTTCGGCGCCGATCTGGAAGCGTGGGAACTGGACGCGCTGGACGCGATGGAAGCGGCTTGGCTTTCCGCTATGTGGACGGAAATCAAAGACGACCGGGAGCGCAACGCGAAGGGCTAGTGATCAGCCACTACGAGCGTGTCCAGATACATCGCGCACGTCGCATGGTTGATATCAGCCCGCGCCGCGCCAAGGGTCATCCCGCCGAAGCCGTTGCGTGCCCGAAACGTCATAAAGACCGTTTGGCGATTTGATACCGGCGCGGTGACGCGGGTTTCGATATGCTCAAAGCTCGACGGCTCCCGCATCCGGGAGCGCACGACCCGGCGCATTTCAAGGTGAGCACCGCTCATACCGCTGAGGCATTTGGTTTGCGCGTCACGCGGGTTTGTTCCGCTGGCCTCGCCGCAACTGGATAGCGCCAATGCGGCGGCAAGTATTACGAGCTTTTTCATATTGAGTCCCCGGCGGTTGCGAAGCCGCCACATTAAGCCCGCGCGCATTTGGCGCAACCCCGCCGCCGTTGGAATAACTCGCCCCGTTTCCATGCGGGGTTTTTCGTGTCCGAAGGGATAGCCGATGGCTGAAATTGCCGAGCTTGGCCTATCAATCGACAGCCGCCCTCTTGTTGAGGGGCACACCCAGCTTGATCGCGTCTCGACGACCTTCCGCAAGGCGCAGACCAGCGCGGACGGCTTCACGCGCGAGGCCCGCCAAGCGACAAACGGCACAGCCGGGCTCAACGCCAAGGTGGCAACCCTCAATCGCACGATGGGCGGCTTTTACCGCCAGGTGATCGCGCTCGCCGGCATCATGGGTACGGCGTTCTCGCTGGGCTCCGCTATCGGGCAAGCGCGTGAATTGAGCGCGGCTATTGGCGAGCTGGGCACCCTGCTCCCGGGCGCTGCCGATCAGGTTGACGAGATGACCGCTGCCGGGCGCCGCATGGGCGTCGCATACGGCAACGGCTCGCGCGCGCAGATCCAGGCATTTTACGCGGCCGTCTCGGCTGGTGCGACGGATGCAGCGGAAGCGACGGCCCGCGTTGATGCGGCCAACCGGCTGGCTATCGGCGGCGTTGCTGATCTGTCCGCATCCGTTGCCATCTTGAGCGCCTCGACAAACGCTTATGCAGCCGAGAACCTGACCGCAGCCGATGCTTCTGACATTCTGTTCACCGGGGTACGCACAGGCGTCACGACCATTTCGGAACTGTCTGCCGGGCTGGGCCGTGCAATCCCGATTGCGAGCGCCTTGGGTGTCGGCCTTGACGAGCTTGTTGGTGGCGTCGCAGCCCTGACCACGCAAGGCCAATCGACCGAGCTTGCCGTTACCGGCATCCGGGCCGCTTTGAATGCCACCCTGCAGCCATCGCAACAAGCCGCGGCTCTCGCTGATCAGCTCGGAATTTCCTTCAACTCCGCTGCCGTTGAAAGTATGGGCTTCCTCGGCTTTATGGAACACGTTGCAGAGCGCACAGGCGGAAGCCGCGACGCCCTAACGACGCTGTTTGGTTCGGTCGAGGCGGGAACGGCGGTTCTCTCTCTGGCCGGTCAAGGCGGCGTTAAATTTGCCGAGATCATGGGCGAAATGGAAGCCCGCGCCGGGGCCACCGACGCCGCATTCGAGCGAGTCGCGCAGACGCTCGACCAGCGCATGGCCGTCCAGCTCTCCCGCATCGCGGATGGCATGGATACGGTCGGCACTATCGCCCTGCAAACTATCGTTCCCGCAATGGAGGCGGTCACTGCTGTTCTGTCCGGCGCGGAAGATCGTAGCGTTGCGCTTGAAATCGCGATGAAAGCGATGGCGGTCTCCGTTGGGGTCGCAGCAGCGACTTATTCAGCGTCTGCAATCTCTGCTGCCCTTTCGACTACGATATGGGGCACGGCGCTGGAGTTGCTGACCGTGCAGGGCGGATCCGCGATTGTCATGTCTCAATTGCTCGGGGCGGCTGTTCGCATCGCCCTCGGGCCGATTGGCCTAGCGATTACGGCTGTCGGGCTCCTGACCGCCGCATGGGTTCTCTATGACCGAAACGCCGGGAATGCGCGCGGTGCGACTGAGGAGCTGAACGAGGTTTACCAGCGAAACCGGGATATTGTTGCTGGCCAAACCCTGCTAACGCGCGATCAGGCGCTGGCGCATCTGGAAAACGCAGAGGCGACCCGCGCGGACCTTGCCGCACAGCTCGATTTGCAACGCAACGCCCTCCAGTCGCAATACGACGCGCTGCGAGGCCCGTCCTATGGGGGTGCAGCACTAACCGATGTCATGGATCAAAACGCACTGCGCCGCATTCGTGAAATCGGCGGGCTGATCAACACGACAGAGGCAGAAATTGCCGCGAACCTCCATGAGCAGGAGGAGACGCGCGTTCGTATCGCGGAGCTGGAAGGCCGGGGCACTGGCGGCGGCGGTGGCGGCGGCGGCGGGGCTGGGGGCGCGCTTGGCGTTCTCAAGAAAACCGCAGACGATGCCGACTTCAGCATCAAGGCGATAAGCCAAACCCTATTGGACTTCCGCGACGCCCTGCAGGAATCACGGCGCGCGCAGGATGACGCGACAAAGGCTGCAATTCTCGCCAATCCTGTGAACGTAGAGGCGATGCGCATCTATACGGCGATGCACCAGCCGCTTGATGAT